TAAACATGACTCGCATGATCCAAAAGGTAGTAATTGGGTAGATGCAAACAATAATGGAATTGGCGACATGGACGAAGATGATGTCGATGAAGCATACATTAATAATGCAAAGGACGCAGTTGATGTATTAGGTGCATTACGTGGTAAAGGTAAGAAGATTGAACGCGGCCAAGATGATGATCAAGGCAACTTAGCAAACGCATACGCTAGTGATGTATGGGACGTATACACATGGCTACAGAACAAAACTAACGACTTCCGGGGTATGGATAAGAATCAGAAAGAAGCTATTAACGCTATGATGAATTTACGTGGCGTAGCTAAGAGGTTAGAAACTGAGCCAGGGTCAGGCAGTAACGGTCAGTTTGGTAATCAAATTGTAACTGTGCTATATCCAGTAATGGAACTAATTGATTCCTTAAATCTTAAAGACGATGATAATACAATGGATGTTAAGATAGATAAACACGGCTCGATGAGCAAAGATGACGGGAAGGCTGAGAAAGAACAAAAGACTCCACTAGGCGAATTTATTCTAAGTTACTTTGATAAAGAAACAGGCCAGTTCCCTAAAGGCGAAACCGCAGTACTTACAATGATTGAAAAAGACTACGGCGAGCAGTTCATAGAACCTGCAAAGGCATTTATAGAGCAAATTAATTCAAAGTTTGAAGAGTTCCAAATGCGTTCACAACCGCAGCAAATGGAAGCAGGCGCTGACTTTGATAGAATACGTGAATTAGCTGGTTTGAGATAATCAGCTAATTTTCCACCACTCCAAAAAAAACCAAAAAAACTCATAAAAACCATTTGACAGGCTAAGTAAAAGAGTGTATAATACTAATATGTATTGCACACTTAGGCAAATACTAAAACAAAACATAGGCACTTATAGGAGGCATTAAACTATGGCATCACTAGCAGAAATCCGAGCGAAGCTCAAAGAACAAGAATCAAAGTCAAGCGGTAACAACCGAAGCGGCGGCGACAACGCAATTTACCCATTTTGGAATATTAAAGAAGGTGAAAGTACAACTTTCCGATTCCTTCCTGATGGTAACGCAGATAATACTTTTTTCTGGGCAGAACGTTTGATGATCAAACTTCCGTTCGCAGGTATTAAAGGCGAAACAGACTCACGTCCAGTACAAGTACAAATTCCGTGTATGGAAATGTATGGAGATACGTGCAATATTTTGAACGAAGTACGTGGATGGTTTAAAGATGCAAGTCTTGAAGACATGGGTCGTAAGTATTGGAAGAAGCGTTCATACGTATTCCAAGGCTTTGTTACTGAGAACCCACTCAACGACGAACTACCAGAGAACCCAATTAGACGTTTTATTATTGGACCACAGATTTTCCAAATTATTAAAGCGGCTCTTATGGATCCTGATATGGAAGAATTACCAACTGATTATACAGCTGGCGTAGACTTCCGTCTTAATAAAACTAGTAAAGGTGGATATGCAGACTATTCAACATCTAATTGGGCACGTAGAGATCGCCCATTAAGTGATGCTGAAATGAATGCAGTTAACACACATGGTCTGTTTAACTTTACAGACTTCCTTCCTAAGAAGCCGGACGAAGTAGCCCTTAAGGTTATGCATGAAATGTTTGAAGCGTCAGTAGACGGTGAAGCATACGATCCGGATCGTTGGAGCAACTACTTCCGCCCAAGCGGAATGCAAGCTCGAACAGGTGATCCAACTAAGACTGCATCACCAAATGCAACGGCTGTTAGCCAAAGTGCTCCTGTAGCAGCTCCTGTAGCAGCTCCTGTAGCACAAGCAACTGCACCTTTTGAAGCAGATGTAGCAGTAGCAGAAGCAGCTATTGTGGCACCAGTAGCACCAGTAGCAACTGCTCCTGTAGCTGACACTGGCGATAAAGCAGCTGACATTCTTGCAATGATCCGTTCACGACAGTCAAACTAAGTCGTCAATAGTGGGGGAGAAATCCCCCACTAACATATCTTATAGGAGTAATAATGGCTAAATCATTTGATGTTAGTAAGTTCCGCAAGGACTTAACTAAAAGTATCTCAGGCATGAGTACTGGATTTAACGATCCTACTGACTGGATCAGTACAGGATCATATGCACTAAACTATCTTATTAGTGGAGACTTTCATAGAGGAGTTCCGCTAGGTAAGGTTACTGTGTTTGCAGGTGAGTCAGGAGCAGGTAAAAGTTATTTCTGTGCTGGCAACATTATCAAACACGCACAAGAGCAAGACATCTTTGTAGTACTAATTGACACAGAGAATGCACTTGACGAAAGTTGGCTACAAGCATTACAAGTAGACACAACTCCGGAGAAGTTGCTCAAGCTAAACATGTCAATGATTGATGATGTGGCAAAAACTATCTCAACATTTGTTAACGACTATCGTGCAATGGACGAAGAAGACCGTCCTAAAGTACTGTTTGTAGTTGATTCGTTGGGTATGTTGCTAACACCTACTGACGTTGATCAGTTTAACAAAGGTGATATGAAAGGTGATATGGGTCGTAAGCCTAAGGCATTGACTTCACTTGTTCGTAACACAGTTAACATGATTGGCTCATTGAACGTTGGACTAGTATGTACTAATCACACATACGCATCGCAAGATATGTTTGACCCAGATGATAAAATTAGTGGTGGCGCAGGCTTTATCTATGCATCAAGTATTGTTGTTGCAATGAAGAAGATGAAGTTGAAAGAAGATCTAGACGGCAATAAGATCTCAGAAGTTATGGGTATACGTGCCGGCTGTAAAGTAATGAAGACTCGTTATGCAAAACCGTTTGAAGGTGTGCAAGTGAAGATTCCTTATGAAACTGGTATGAATCCTTATAGCGGGCTAGTTGAATTGTTTGAGAAGAAGAACTTGTTAGTTAAGCAAGGTAATCGACTCAGGTATACTAATCTAGCAGGCGAAGAGCAGATCGAATATCGTAAGCAATGGCTAGGTCCTAAACTTGATTTGATTATGTCAGAGTACGATGAAAAGATGAAACCTGTGGTAAATACCGCTGAAGTTGACTTAGAAGAAGAAGCAACAGCAGATCAAATCGAGGAGATAGCAATTAATGACTGAAGAACAGATATCAGATATTTGGGGAGTATTCCAAGAATACATTGATAAGAAGCAGCTAGAAATAGTTGCCGAAAAGTATGTTGATTTACTTGCTGATTACGGTACAGGCGACGATGTATTTTTGGCGGCACTAGGCTCAAGTAGTTCCTTAGACGAAGCTATAAACTACTACCTTGACACAGAAGAAATCGATGATGATGAGGAACGAGAAGAGGATTACTAATGGGTTGGTATAGTGAAGTCTCTAGAGACGTGTCTAAGATTACAGATGCAGTAGCATACTTTGAAAGTGAGTTACAAAATGCACGTCAAGAGGTAAAACTTAAAGGCAATGTTGAACGTGCCGCGGCAGAAATGCCCGGCATTGTTGAACAAAGATTTAACCAACTTCAAGAAATCGAAGCAATACTTCATTATCTAAATATTGAGCTACGTAGGTTACGTAGCTCATTTTTTAAAAAGTATCTTGAAAACTATCAAAGAGCATTATCTAGTCGTGACGTAGAAAAATACGTAGACGGAGAAAGAGATGTAGTTGACTACGAAAAGATTATTAATGAGTTTGCACTTATGCGTAACAAGTGGCTTGGTCTGCTTAAAGGGTTAGATCAGAAACAATGGCAGATTACAAACGTTGTTAAGCTCAGAGTAGCAGGAATGGAAGATGCCAGCGTATAGAAATTACCATAGTTGGATAACTTTAAAATACGATATTAGTGTTAAAGCTGCTTACCGACAAACAGGCGGAAATATCGATGACTATCAATTAGATGAGCTTAATGGTGCATTAGCATACTGCAAAAGTTTCAATACTGCAATTGATATCGGTGCTCATATAGGCATGATTTCTAATCAGTTAAGCAAACGATTTAAGTCAGTTGAAAGCTTTGAAATTGATACTGATGTGTTTGAGTGCTTAAAGCAAAATATGCAAAACAAGACTTCAAATGTTAATATACATAACTTTGGCATTGGCGATAGTGAAAGAGATGTTGACCTACGTAAAACAGCAAAAACATTTAGTACACATGTAATACATAATTCAGTTGGTGATTACAAAATTAAATCTTTGGACCAATTAAATTTTGATAATGTTGATTTTATTAAAATAGACGCTGAAGGATTTGAGCCATTAATTGCTAACGGAGCATTAGCAACTATTAAAAAACATAAACCTATTATTTTATATGAACGCAAACAACACCCAAAACGCTACGGATATGAACAAGATTCTTTTTTAGAAATATTAAAACCTTTTGGATATACTATGTTACGTAAGTTAGGACGTGGCGAAAAGAATGCCGTAATTGGTGTTGCATAACTCCTTTAGATAATAATTATATATACAAGGAGAACATATGTATACTATTCTTACAAGCCTTAATCAAAAATACTGGGACGAAACTTCCAAAATAAATATCCAAAGCTGGGCACAATTTTTGCCAGCAGAAGTTAAGCTTGTCATTTATTCAGAAGATGATATTGATCTAGGACCTCTAAAAGATAGAGTTACTATTAAGAACATCTATTCTACTTGTCCTAAATTATTAGACTTTAAAAATGCACATAAAGATGATCCACATTATAACGGCAATGCACCTGTTAAAGAAACAAAAAAGTTTAAATGGAATGCAATAAAATTTGCACACAAAACTTTTCCTATATTTGAAGAAGCTAAAGTATGTAATACAAATTATCTTATTTGGTTAGATGCTGATGTGCTTATGCACGATTATATTACTATGGAATGGCTAGCTGACTTATTTCCTACAAGGTCCTGCATTTCTTATCTTGGAAGACCATCAAATACTAAAACATCATATGACGAATGTGGCCTTATGGGATACAATTTAAAAACACCATTAGCTAAAACATTTTTAGAATCTTACGAAGAATATTACGAAGGTAATAATTTAGATGAATTAAGGGAAACGCACGACAGTTGGATATTCTTTCAGTTGCGTTTAAGTTTTGAAGAAGGTGGATATGCAGGATTTAAAAACTTAAATCCTAACCCGGTAAACAATAAAAGTCCTTTTAACAATAGTGGAATAAATCAATATATGGTACATTGTAAGGGAAAAGGTAAAGAAAAATTACATAATAAATTTTTAAAACGTTTTAGTATACAGAGTTTCTAAATGCACATATTAATAGCATGTGACCAAGAATATTATGATAAGTGGGGCATAGAACTTTTAAAAAGTACTAGGTATTATAATCCGCATAACTGGTTAAACTTACATTGTCATATAGTTAATCCTAGACTAGGATTTGAACAAGTAAAAGATGTTTACTATTCAACAGAAGAATATTCTTCTCCGTCTATACAGTACCTACAAACTGTAAGATACTTAGTAACAGCAGCAACACTGCCAACTGAACAAGTAATGATATTAGATGCTGATACAGTATGTACTAGAGAATTTTCACAACAAGACTTTAACAATGTAACAGCTAACGTTACAGTACTAAAACATCATAAACAGGCTGCATTGCATACTTGGCTATGCGGACTAGTTACTCTTGGAACTGGAAACTTTAGACATGAGTTTGCTGATAAATTATCTAGCTTACCTGTTAGCAGTTGGCCGTATGGGCATGATCAAGATGTGCTCAATAGCCTATCAGACAAGTATAGTTTTAACGAAGCAACTACAAACTGGATGTGTATGGGTAAACAAAATCCAAAAAGTGTATTCCTTACACTTAAAGGAACCCACAAACTTAATCCTAAATACACAAATCAATTCGAAAGGTATAAATTTTAATGACTGAACTAGCACCACACTTAGGCGGGCACATGAACAAAACGCATGTAGATGAAGGAGCATTTAACTGGCTACTTTCAAATGGAGTTAAAAGTTTCTTAGACATTGGCTGCGGACCAGGTGGCATGGTAGAACTAGCTAACAAAAATAATATCTCAGCAATTGGTATAGACGGTGATCACACTGTTACTAGATTTAATATTGAATCATTTATTATACATGACTATACTACAGGACCAATTGTAGTAGAAGACAAGTACGATGTAGCATGGAGTGTAGAGTTTTTAGAACATGTTGAAGAAGAGTACATGCCAAACTATATGAGAACATTCCAGTGTGCAAAATCAGCAGTAGTTACATATGCCCCTCCTGGATGGGACGGTCATCATCATGTTAATTTGCAAGAAGAAGATTACTGGATTGCAAAATTTGAAGAATATGGATTCAAATTAGATCGACAAAAAACTAATATACTAAGACAGCAATCAACTCTTAACTTAGGTAA